AGCGCGATATTGATCGTCAGCGCGATCTGCTCGACCGGCGAGAAGCCGTAGAGCCGATGCGAGCGCATGTTGCGCGGCAGATAGAGCAGTTCGTCGGCGGCGAAATCCGCCGCCGGTACACCGTGCAGCACCTGCTGATAGGCGGGATCGGGCAAGGCGGGCGCGCGGCCGTCCTCGCCGATCAGCGGCTTGATTGTCGAGCCGTCAATCACGTCGAGCGAGTAGACGGCGCCGGAGCGCGCATAGCGCGGATATATCGTCGCTGCGTCGATGACCAGCATGTCCTCGACGATCATGCGCAGCCAGGTCGCGAAATCGTGGCGGCGATCGGGCATGGTGAGGAAGGCGCGCAATGCCGCGCAGCGGTTGGCGGCGCCGGGTCCGCCCGAGAAGCGCGGCCGGACGGTCCAGTTGAGCGCGGCGATCTGATCCTTGCGGGTCTCGATAACGGTGCGCAGCAGCGGCAGTTCGTCGGCGAGCGAGCGCAACTGGGCGAAGGACAGCAGGCTGTCGGAACGCGGCACATAGTTGATGTTGAGGCCGAAAGGGTAATCCCACTGGCGCCCTTTGACATCGGGCGGCGCTTGTGGGGCCAGCGGCTGCTGCGGCCCGAACCAGCTTCCGGGACCGACGCCGGTGATGAGATAGCGCGTCGCGGCGGTCAGGCGCGCGAAGACGCTGGCGGGAATCGGCGTTTCGACGCCCCCTGAAGGCATGAGCTTGTCCTTTGATGAATGAGCGAAGGCGCGGCTTAGGGCGCCACCAGGCGCACGCTCACGACCGCCAACCCGTCGCCGTCGAGATCGCCGGTGTCGCGCACGGGCACGCCGATGATCTTGCAATCATGCACGGCGCCGCCGAGTGTCTGGCGACCCTTCGCGAGGTCGAGCGCACATGGCGCGAGCGCCGCGTCGAGGGCGTCAAGCGCCTCGTTGATGGCGCAGGCGCCGGGTCGCGAGGGATCGCGGGCGTCGAAATATAGGAAGAGCTTGGCCTCGAAAGTACGTCGCGGGGCCGCCAGAGAAGTCCACTGGTAGGTCTCCGGCCCAGATTCCAACTGGAACAGGGCCGGGCGCATCCGCGCCGGAACCTCGCTCCAGAGTTTGATCCGTCGCGAGGACAGACCCCAATCATAAGCAGCCGAGACTCGTCGGAACAATGCGGAAAATGCGGCTTCACGGCTCATCTGTTGTCCCAAGCCTCCGTGGCGACGCTCGCGAACTGGGCGACGATTTCGTCGCTGGACCCGTCGAGACTGGACCGGAGATAATTGTGCGCCGGGATTGTCGAGCCCGGATGGGCGACGCGCCGCGCGAAGCGCAGCGCGCCGCCGACCAGAAAAGCAAGCGTCTGCGCCTTGTCGGGTAAGATCTCGTGCGCGGAGGTGCGACCACCGTACTCCTGGATCGCTGCGTATTTGACGTCGCCGAATGAGCCGATGGTCGCTGTCACCGAACCGTCCTCCAACGAGAATTCCGCGGAAATGGAATCCTTCAGTGCGCCGGACTTTGTCTGGAGTACACCGCCCGACAGCTTCTCGCCGCGCACCTTGGCGACGAGGGCGGTGGCGAGATCGCGCGCCTTGATTTCGAGTTGGGACCGCATGTTGACGGGCAGATTGCCAAGCTGGCTCTCCAACTTATCCGCGCCCTGGAGTTTGGCGAACATCAGAACGCCGTGCGTCTGTAAGGCGCGATGAGCGCCAGCACCGAGGCGGAAAGGCCCGAAGTGTCGTAGGAGATCGTCTCCTGCCCGCCGAGGGATTTGGAGCGCAATCCAATACGTTCGGAAGCGCGGAATCGCTCTGCCGTAAGCTCGGTCGCGGCTTGGACGAGGTCCTGTGGGACGAAACCATATGACAGCGAGAGCGCGGCGCCCGCGTCGTTGGCGCTGAAACGATAAAGACCGGCGGAGACGGAATATTGTCCTGCCGACGGAGCGGTCGTCGTCGCTTGCAGCGCAATTCCTGAACTCGAATAGACGACGCCGAGGTCGCCTGCCCAAGCGCCGAAAGGCGCCGCCGCGGTTATCAGATAGGGCGCCGCCGCCGGCGCTGTCCAGGTTTCAGCCTCAATGGCGTAACCTGCCTGATAGGTGACGATGAGGCCCTGCCGGCGCCGATGATAGCGCCGGCCAAAAATGTCGAGCGCCTGCGGCCGGCCCGGCGGCGCGATGTCGCCGGGTTGCAGGAGGAAGCCAAGCGCCGGTGGCATTCCCCCCGGCGTCGCGGCCGGCACAACGAGTCCGTCGAGGATGACCGAAATCACTCGCTGAACCGGCCAAGTCGTGAGGTAGACGCGATCGCTTTCGAGGTCGATCGTGTCCGTGTAGGTCTGCGGAAGCAGCGATGTCCGGCTCAAGGCCGCATAGATTGCGCGGCTCGCGGCGGTGACCAACGCGGCCAGCATCGTATCGCTCGTCGTCGGCTCGCTGGGCAGGCCCAGCCACGCCTTGGCGTTCGCGACCGTTGTGAGGTCGTAAGCAGACATCTTTGCTCCGCTTCTGATGAGTTACGACGGATGGCTCAGCCGTTGCCGATATTGTTGAGCACGCCGATGCCGAATGGCGCATAGACCGCAAGCACTTCTTCGGTATAGACGCCGTATTCACGCCGGCGGGTGCGCAGCGGCCAGTCGATGCGGTAATAGTCGCGCCGCGTCATCACCTCAGCGACGTTGGGGACCTGGGTGGATTGATACCAGACAGGCAGTCGCTCGCAATACGCAAGGATGGTGCCCGGCGGCAGATCGGGATGAACCTTGATCGGAATGTCGAAGCCGCCGTCGACGCTGAAGGGATTGTAATACCAGCGCACAACCCCGTTGGCGGTGATGCCGTAGGGCATGCTCGTTTCGCCCTCGGCCTGCACGTTGTAGCGCAAAAGCGGGCCGGACGCGTTGGTCAGGCACTTGGCGGTGATATTGCGCTGTTCCTGAGTGTTGACATAGAGCACGGTGGGGGAGATGCGGTAGTTGTTCCACATCGCCATCAGCATGTTGTCGATCTCGACGACGGAGCCGCGCCCGGAGGAGGTGAGGAACGACCCCGTACCTGCGGCGCCGGTGGCGAGCGACTGCACATAGGCGTTGTTGGCGGGATTGAAGGCGACGCTCAGCAACCCGTCGAAGGCAAGGTTGGGATTGCGCGAATTATCGGCGGTGATGGCGCTTGCGAGTTGTTGGCCGGCAAGCAGCGGCGCGCTGAAGGCGGCGCTGTTGAGGTAAGTGACGGCCTGCAACGATTCCGAGCCTGCCGCGCCAACGAACCAGGCGTAGGCGACGGCGCCGTTGACCAACGAAACGCTGGCCGACAACGTCTGGCCGAGCGTCACCGCTTGGGTGGCGTTGGCGCTGCGCATGGAGGACCCTCCGTTCAGCGCATAGGTGTTTCCGTCGTTGCCGGTGATCGTCTTGGAGGTGGCGACGCCGGTGCTGACGGAGGAATTGCGGTAGCCTTCGAAGGTGAGCGCGACGACGATGACGGAATAGGTGGCGCTCGGCAGCGTCGCGCCCGCGCCGGCGGCGGAGAGCACGGGAGCCGCCGGCGTTCCCAGCGCGACGGAGATATTGCCGCCGAGCAGCGCTGTCTCTTCCTTGCGCATCGTCTTCTGCAACAGGCGAAGCGTCGCCGTCGAGTTGATGTCTTCGAAGCCCTGCGCGGCGGCCTCGGCTTCAAAGGTCACCGTGTCTTCTTCGCCCAGTGTCACATACGGCGCGACCATCGGCGTCGCGGTGTAGCTCATGCTCGCGGTGCGTTGGCCTTCCGGCACCCAGCCCATCGCGTCGAAGCCGGAGCCGGTGATCGAGAAGATCGTGCGCCAGCGCGCCGCGTCGCCGGGAAACTGGCGTTGCACACGCGGCAGCGAATTGCGCAGCGGCGTGATGACGGGATAGAGGTTTTTGGCCGGCGCCTGAAGATCATAGGCGGTGAGGCCGGTGAAGATCGTGACGTTCTTGGCGAGCGACGCTTTCATGAGGTCAAGCGTCTCTTGCGTCGTGGCGGCGAGGGACATGCGGAGTTCCTGTGACATGAGAGAGCGACGCGTCGAGGGACGCGGCGGATTGGAACAGCGTGGGGGTCGAGAGTGCGGCGCCGAAGCTGGCGAGAGTGCAATTCAATAGGAAGTGGATGGTAGAATTGACCTGGGTGATGAAGGCGGAGGCCGGCACGGAGAAGGCGTAGCAGATGACGC